CAACGCCTCCCGGCGGGCCGCCTGCCAACCGGTAGACGTGCGACGTGTCCTCGACATCGGCTGGCGGACCTGCCCGGCGGCGCAACGCTCGCAAATGCAGTCTCGTATGTGGCCGGTGCTCTTGCGGGGCGTGCCGAACTTGGGGCACCCACACGGACAGTCCGTTTTGGTGGGGCCCGGCAACGTCACGAGGCGACTTGGGTGGCGGGTCGGTGGACACTGTCGAGTCTGCACGCACAGTCGAGGAGGCCGTCGTCGTCGAAGCATGCCCACGGATGTTTCCACGTGTCGTGGGCGGTGCAGTGGTGGGCGGGGCGGAACCCACCGAGATCGACTCGCAGCCACCGGCATCTATCCATACCGTCTACCGTAGCATGTACGTCCGACGGTTTAGGTTGCGTTGGCGAGTTGGTGCATGGCGCGGGCTACGGCCAGTGTGCGGCGGGCCCGGCGCACCTCGCGCAACCCGAGGAGACGGGTGTAGTCGTCGATGCGCAACGGGTCCGGGGTGGGGAAGCGGTGGCCGCACACACAGCCGAGGTCGCGTCCCCGTTGGGGCCGTGTGCAGTTCGGGCACGACAGCAACGGCAACGGTGGGTGGGGCATCGTCAGCATCCTCTCGGAAGGTTGCATCCGCAACGATACCCCCACCACCCTCACTTGTCCACAGGTAATCCACAGGCTAGGTGGTGGGGGACCACGCCCTCAACGCCCGATGCTTGCCCCCGCAGTTGCAGCCGGTGCTGCGAGTCGCCGTCCACTCGCCGATCGTCCACCGCCGATTCGGGCGCACCTCGACCGTCGCAGCCCCGCCAAGGTCGCCGAGTGCCACGATTGCGTCGTCGGCGGTGGGTGCGCCGTCAGGGTGGCTGCGAGTCTCGCCGTAGATGGTGCCGCCGATCACTCGAACCGAGGCGAGGCGCCGAGGGCCGGACAGGTCAACGATCAGATGGTCGGGGATCACATTGTGACCGTAGCATTACGCATCAGCCGACCGTTCCGACGACGACGGCGGCCAGGGTGAGGACGGTGACCGCAAGAGCCACCCCGCCCAACAGGATTACGGCGGCCAACACCAGCAGCTCGTCGCTCATGGCGTCACCACGCGTTCCCGCTGGTAGGCGGCATGTGCGTCTCTGCACGGCTGGCAGGTCGTCTCGCCTCGCCGCCAGTGGGCGTGGTAGCCGCCCTCAGTCCCGCACGCGGGCCGCAGGCGAGGGGTTCCAACCCGTCGAGCGGCGCGGCGTGCCTCCACGCACGGCTCGCATCGACAGTCGTAGTTCTGGGCGCCGTTCGCGGTCCCGTGCGGGATCAGCGTCGGGTCGGCGGCGACACGGGCCATGCGACGCTCCTTGACCTGCCGGTTGCTTACTGCGCCAGCCGCCCGGCATGGCTCGCATCGGCAGCCAAGGTTGTGGTAGCCGTTGGCGGTCCCGTGTCGGGCGTCGTCAGGAGCGAGGCTCATGGCGTCACCTTGCGGGCGCGCCTGATGCCCTCCTGATCGGACCACGCGTACGAGCCGATGTTGCCGCGGAGACGCCTGGCAGCCTTCCGAGCCTGCTTCATCTCCTCGGGCTGAACGGCCAGTTCGGCGTGCCGGTACAGGACAAGAGCATCGAAGATGTCGCCGCGGATGGCGATTCCGGCCGAGTAGGTTTCCACGTCGGCGGTCTCGTCGGGGTGGCACTCCTTGGGGTCGGCGTCTCGCCGGGTCCACAGGTGGGTGTGCGAGGACGAGTCCCACACGTAGACGGGCCACCTCATCGCGCTCATGGCGTCTCCTTCGGGTTGGTGGCGTGGACAAGCCGGTACTCGGGCGTCTGCTTGCTGCGCTCCAGATGCCAGGCGATGACGGCGGCGCCGTGCTCACCGTCGAGCGCAGACAGTGGGATGGAAGGCCACTCCACGAAGGTGTGCGGGCCGACTGTGCGGCCGATCAGATGGGCGTTCGGACACCGCTTGCCGCCGCCGGTGGCCTCCTGCTCCGCAAGCAGCGGGTCGAAGAACGGGCCGAACACCCGCAGCTTCGCCTCGGACGCGACGCAGCCGACGAACAGCGGCACCGACAGAGGCAAGCTCATGGCGTCACCTCGAGGTTGAGCAGTGCGCCCGGATGGCGTTTCGCCCACGCGCACGCCCAACACGACGGGCACAGCACATACGACCGCACGCCCGACGGATGCCCGCCGTGGACAAGCCCGGCCGCCGCCCACCCCTCGTTGTCGATCGACCACACCGGGTTCGGTCGACCGCACCAGTCGCACACCTTCTCCGTGTGGCACAGCTCGCGGCTGTGGGGATGGTCGGCCTCGTACTTCTGCGCGACGGCAAGGTCGCGTCCAGCGTCGGCGGCGACCCGCTGCCACCTGTCGCCCGACATGTCCTCACCTGCGGCGACGGCGGCGACCAGCGCCGACGGGATCAGCGCGGCTTCCCGCCACAGCACTTCACGGTTCCGGGCCGTCCAGAACTCCCGCTTCCACACTTTTGCCGTCTCGTCGGGGATCACTTGGGGCCGTCCACGGGCAGCATGCGGACAGTGATGGACCCGGCAGCCTTGGCGAGCTTTGCGATGCGGTCGAGGGTGCCGTAGTCGCTGGCGATGATCTCCAAGCGTTGGCCGCCGAGCTGCACCTGGCCGTCCGGCACGACTGCCAGACCGGCCGCAGCAAGGGCGGCGAGGAGGTCGACGGCGGCCAGCGGGGCCAGGTCATCGACGTAGGGGGCGTCGATCTCGCCGTCGTAGAACCCTTCGGCTACGAGCGCATCGGCAAGCACGTCTCGGGCGACGTTGCCGGCGAGATCCCGGAAGCCCGACGTTGCCATCGGCTCGCCAAGGTCCCCAGCCACGATCTGCGCCTCGGACTGCTCCACACTGATCGTCGCCACGAGCGCAGCCAGCTCTTCGTCGGTCACACGGCTCGTGGTTTTCTCACGGTGCGAGGCTGCAGGCTTCGGGGTGACGCCAAGCGACACGGGAGAGCCGACGGCGGGAATGATCCACTGGCCTTGCGGGATCGCCCACGACGCAGCCCAGCCTTCCCCTTCTGCTTCCATGTCGAAAGCTCTGCTCTCGTCGTCGTAGTCGATGCCGGTGAGCACGCCGGGGTGACCGTTGAACGGTTCGTTCCATGCAAGAACGGCGATGGTTGACTTCCAGGGCAGCGGGTCGGGGACGTTCACGTCCACGGTGTAGGTCCGGTACCAGTCCTGATCTTCTAGCCGTACGTCGATGGACCCGTCTGCTTTCCGTTGCTGCGAGAGGACCGAGCTGAACACGAGCGGGCCGTGCGCGGCACTGGAACGTCTGGCTTCTTCGAGATCCTGACGCGCCTTTGCTGCTGCGCCTGCTTTGTCGCCGGCTTTGGACTGTGCACGCTTCGAGACCATACCCCCGACCGTAGCACCTACGTCCGACGGTTTGGGTTCCGAAAGTGGGTTGCGTCACAAAACTGACTGCGGGCCGTGGACCCGGCGCCGCACCCACAGGTACAGTCCCCCACACTGACCGCCGCACCACACGAGCATGCGGCCAGACGCGACGATGCCCCCGCCACTACAGCGGAGGCACCATCGGACAAACAGGGCAGACCCCCGTCTGCTCTCAGACTACCCGACCGCTGTATTACACGCAACCGTCGGGACGGGGTGCGCCCGACACAGCGCCAATGGGGCGGTGCTGGCCCAAGAACCCTCAGGCACCCCGAACGCTCCGGTGACAGCAGCGACACCGAACCACGGGACACCTCTGTGAAGGCAGACCCGGTAGAGGACGCTCGCTGTGAGCCCGTGGCCTATCCCCGGTCCTGACCGTCGAGTAATCCCCGACGGTGGGCTCCAAGGCGACGGACGGCTCCGAAAGGAACAAGCCCCGCCAGGTGCTCTCCTCCACGGCTAATCCTCTGTGATTTGCTGTGTGGGGGGACACCTGACTCTGAACTCACCAAAAGGAACGGGGGCAAATCCTGGCATGGTCACGGGCGAGCTGACACAACCACGAACCCGGGAACACCCGAACCTTCGAAGGCGCACGGTTAGACGGACGATGATGCCCGACCCGCATCGGGCATCATTCAGCGTCTAAAAGCCGCGGGATTGTAGGGGCGGCTTCGGGAGGCTGTGCGACACAGGCGACGCGAACTCTCCCCGGCCACGCGGCCGTTCCATCAGATCGGTTAGCGCCCACACCAAAGCGTCCATCCGGTCGGGGGAACCAGGAGCTTCGGGCGTCCACGACACCAACTGATCTTCGAGGCGGGACAGGTCGCCGACATGGTGCACTCGGCGCTGCTCGTACAGGGCGGCGACCGGGCCGGCACGGACCGCCTTGCCACGTGTTGCGTTGACTTTCCGGTACGCCACATCCCGGTCTACTTGGCGGAGCACCGCTTCGACCAGATCGCCGCCGTTGTTGACCTCGGCTACCACCCGGTCGGCGCGATGTTCGTAGTATGCGGCGACCGCACGGCGGCACCACTGCTCGGGGGTCAACCCGCGGCCCGAGTCGTCGGCGACCACAAAAAAATGGGGGGCGTCGACCTCTTGGCATTCGGGACACCATCGGGCAGCCGACGTGCCCGCAGACACGATCCCGGTGTCGTCGGCGTCTTCCGACGACGTGACCGCAGGGTCGATCGCTGTCACCACCCGCTCCAAATCCGATGGCATCGACACACGAAACCCGGGCTGGTCCCACCAGGTGCGCTGCCACAAAGCGCCGGGAAGATCGGTCAACAGTTCGGCGTAAAGTTCCTGTCTCCCCAGCCGGGTGCCCTCATACCGTTCCCGGAGTTCTCGCAGCGCTGACGGCGCCAAGTTCTTTTCGTTCTCGAACGTGGACCCTCGCGTCAGGATTACGGTTCCGTCGTCCCGCGACGCTAACGCCACCATCAGCGGTGTGGGACGAGGCGTCGTGGTCACCACCGTACGCGGATGGTCGCCGAGCCGAAGACCGAACTGTAGTTGGTCCCACGCAGCCGGATAGTTCCACGCGCCCAGCTCGTCGCACCACGCCCCCACGAACTGTGGGCCTCGCAACCTCTCCGGTTCTTCCGCCGAGAACAGTTTGATTCTCGACCCGTTATGCAAGATCACTTCGCCGAGCGACCGGTTCCAGGCTGCGACGGCGCCACCCAACGCGTGCAGCAACCCCGACTGGCCTTCCACGCAGGTGTCGCGTGCGTCGGCGAACGTCGCCGCGACGATCGCCCACCGTGTCCCCGCACACGTGTACGCCTGTTCGGCCAGCCACTCTGCCCCCACCCGAGTCTTTCCCCAGCCTCTGCCGGCCATGATCAGCCACGTTGACCAGTCGCCGTCCGGTGGGATCTGGCTTGGGCGGCGCTGCAAGTTCCAGCGGACCCGTGCCTGCGCTTCGGTGGGCAGCAACGACACCCGCTCCAACGCCTCGCCCCTAGTGAGAACAGTCACCCGTCGTTGGAGGCCAGAGCCGCCGACAAGTCACGGATCTCGGCGTCGACACCCGACTCGTAGCGGTGTTCGGTGCGTTGCGTCGCGCCGCCCGTCAACACTTGCACCTTGTCGACGGCGATGGCGATGCTGGTCATCAGCGACTTTTGTTCTTGGAACGTCGGTTCGTCCCGGTTGACTTCGCCGACCGTCCAGAACCCTCGGTCGTCTTTCGTTCCGCCGATCGTCACGATTTTGCGTTCTTGGCACGGGGCGAACATGCGGTCTCTGAGCTGGGCGATGTCGTCCATGAGCCCTTCGGCCAACTCGAGTTTGCGTTCGTTGAGTTGGGCGGTGCGGGCTTCGGTAGCAGCCTTTGTTTTGGCCTTGGAACGTTCGGGGGCGGCCGCTCCGACTTTGTCGGCCCATCCTTTGATGGTGCCTTTGGGGATGCCGGTGGCTTTGTGGGCGGCGGCCATGCCTTCGGTGGTGTAGACGGCGACTGCTTCGGTTCTTTGGTCGTCGGTGTACGCCATGCGTCTACCGTACCATTGCCTAGGTGGGGGCCGGTTTGTTAGGGGCTAGGCGGTGTCGAAGCCGAGCATGCGGCGCAGCGCGGCGGTGGGCACCACGATCCGGTTGCCGATCCGGATGGAGGGAATGGTGCCGTCGTGGACGGCCTTGTAGGCGCTGTTGCGCGAGATGCCCAGCACCTCGCCTGTCTCGTCCACCGTCAACGTTGGTCGTTCGTTCGCATCGGGCACCATGTCGGTTCTCAATCCTGTTGGGGGTCATAGGTAGGGCGGGAATCCGTGAACAGCGGGGCCGGGGCGGGTTACGTCGAGATGCGTTCTCGGAGCCGGAAAGCTCCACGCAGATCAGGGCATGTGTCCATCGCCCACCGTGACATGAGCGCCGACCAGTTGTTGTTGACCCGGTACGGCTGCCCCTCGACGGGGACGACACCGACGGCTGTGTTCCACCGGAGCACTTCGAGGATGGCTTTCGAGCCGACAGGTTTGGTCGGGTTGGCTGCACGCCACTGGCGGGCGAGGCGAACGAACTCGGCGCCGACAGTGGGATGGGTTTCCATCATGGCCCACCAGGCGACGCCGATGGGGTCGACGGCGTAGGCGGGGGGGCCTGCGTCGAACAGGGTTGGTTCGGTCATGATCGGCCTTCGCCGTCCCGGTCGTGGGTGGCGGCGTGGCGGGCCTCACGCTGCTCTTCGAGGTCGCTGACCCATGCCCGGTAGGCCCGGTAGCGGGCCTCCGCCTTCGTCTGCTGGGCCTTCTTCGCCTCGGCCCGCTGCTCGGCGAGGATGGCGGCAACGGCGGACGAGCGGGGCGACTCGGACGGCGTCCCGGCCCGCTGCTCTTCGAGGCCGGTGACCTGTGCCCGGTAGTGGGCCTGCGCCTTCGCATGTTCGGCCTTCTTCGCCTCGTCCTCCGACTGGTAGGCGGGCAGCGCCACGTTCACAGCGTCGATGGCCGATGTCACATACGCAGGACGTTGTGCGCGCAGGAGCGCCCCCACCCGTAGGCGAGGGCGCTCCTGTGGGCCTGGAAGGGCTCCGCACCGTGAACCAGACTACCGGCAGACCCAGGTCAGGCGATGCGGTGGCGCATGACGTGACCACGCCACTGCCACCAGGTCGCACGCTCGGCACGCCCGTCGGTCCGGTACTTCGACCGCATCGGGACGGGGAGGATCTTGCTCAGTCGGTACAGCACGTGCCTTCTCCTTGGGTTGATTAGCAGATGATACGTGGCCCTACCGGCAGACCCAGGTCAGGCGATGCGGAGGCCCAAGGCTCCTGAGACCCAAGGAGCGCCCCCACACGTAGGCGAGGGCGCTCCTTGTCGGGTCCGTCGCCGTTACCGGCGGACCGCTGGTTCCGCTGACTCTACCGGCAGACCGAGGCGGCCCAGTGGGATCGGCCAGCACCGCCAGCCCAGAGACGCAGGAACGCTTCCCACTGGACCCACGGTGGAGCGTGCATGGCTCGGGCGTAGCCGCCGTATCGCGCCCACGTGCTGTCTAAGAACTGCAGTCCGCCGCTGGCTGTTGAGCTCGGGTTCGCTGCCGTCCAGTTGCCGCCGCTTTCGGCGTAGAAGATCCCGGTCGGGGAGCAGGTGCCTCTGGCGCCAGTGTTGCGGGCAGCATGGTCGGCACGGGCGTTGCGGCCCGCCTCTGAGAAGGCCCACGACCAGAAGGCGGTGACAGTGCGCGCCTCCGCTGACACCTGCCGCACCTGGACGGCCGTCAACGGACCCGTCGACCCACGAGGACACGGGTTCGCGGTCACGCCACCGCCACGCCGATGACACACCGGATGCGACAACGAGTCGAGCGGGGCCAACGGGCCGCCCGCCACCCCCCGCACCTGCTCGGCAGGGTTCGACCCGGCGAACGCACGGCCGTGGTCGACACGCCACCGCATCCACTCGGCCGGCGAACATGCCGACAACACGACAACGAGCGCTAAGGACAGGACGAGGTAACTCGGGGAACGCCTGATGGGTTCGATCTTTCGGTCGGGAACAGGAAACGCTCTCTGCCGTTAGTGGGCGGCGAGAGCGTTCCGACCACGCTAGTCCCCGACAGCGGCGCAACGAGGACGCATGGGGGCCGGGTGCACGCTGGTGCTCTCGCAACGATCCAGATTCTTTCGGTCTCACCCTTGACACCGGGTGTCAGATGTGAGACTCTATCTACATGAACACACCAGCCGTAACCGCCAAGCAGTCCTCCTACATCCGTCGCCTCGCCACAGACGCAGGCTACGCAGACCCGTCCGCAGCGGCCCGCAAGCACAGCTGCTACGGCCCGAAGCGCCAGACCATCACCCACGACGGGATGCTCGGCCGCCTCACCAGGTTCGACGCCAGCCGCCTGATCGACAGCCTGCTCGCCGAGATCGACGAGCAGGACGACTGACGGGCACCCCGCCCGCCAACACCGACAACAAGGAGCACAGACATGAACGACTTCACCGCAACCATCCTCAGCGACGACGGCGAAGGCCAGGTCGAGGTCGACCTGCGCACCCTCGACACGGACCGGCTCGAGGTCCTCCGCGTCGAGGCAGGCGCGGGCGGCGACACCGAGATGGTCGCCACCATCACGGGCATCCTCGGCGACGAGGACCCTCGCATCCTCGGCGACACCACCCGCAACCTGCTGCACGCCGACACCGGCGAGATCATCGGGGAAGCCACCGCCGAGCAGATCGCAGCCTCAGACGCCGCCGACGCCCAAGGCGGAATCATCCTCATCGACGACGACGGCGCTGTGGACGGCGGCGGCGGGTACGGCTGGTACGTCGCCACTCGCGTCTACGTCGAGGGCGAGCAGACCGCATGACCGGCCCAGCAGACCAGGAGCGCCCCGCCATCCCGGCGGGGCGTTCCCGCGTCGTCGATGAGGATGAGTGGCGGGCAACATGGGAAGCGGCGGTGGAAGCCGAACGGGCCGCCCGAGCAGTGCAAGCCGACCTGCTCCGAGAGTGGGTCGACGCCGGTGGCGGCGCCGAGGGGGCGGCCACGGTGACGGGCCTGTCGCGGTCGACGGTGTTCCGCCGACTCGCAGCGAGCGAGTCGGTCAGCGGGCAGGCAGCTTCGACTTGCCGAGCACCTTGACGATCTCGGCGTCGGCCTGCTTGTCGGTGAGACCGTCGGCCTTCAGGGTGCGGCGCATCGACCAGACGAGGCCACGGTCAACCTGATCGGTCTGACCGTCGATGTGCTTCTCGAGGATGGCCCGCTGCTCCTGCATCCACTTGCCGAGCTTCGCTTCCTGGTCCGGTGTCATCACGTCTCCTTGGTCGGTGGCGATGCGGGTCCGCATCTCGTCCATGTCCAGCCCGGCCGGGTCGATCTTCCGGCGAGGGTCGGTCTCCTTGTGGCCCTTCACCCGGTCGACACCCAGGCCGAGCCGGCCAAGCAGCGCACGTGTGCCGGTGATGTAGGCGGCGACCTGCACGTCAGGCCACGGCTCACCCACGCCGTCGTTGTACGCCTCGATGCCGATCGACTGGTTTCCCCACAGGCCGTACCCGTTGTGGTTGGCCTTGCCGGCGGCGACGACGTGGTAGCGTCCGGCCCGGTCGAGGCCCAGCTGGGAGAGCGGGCCCGCCAGGTTCGGTCGGCCGTCGCGGAGGAGACGTGCGACGTTCAGGTCGCTCGTGCGGGGTCCGGTGGCGGTGTGATGCCAGACGATCCCTTCGACTGAGCGCAGGTCGTCGCCGCGGTGCTGCCAGCCGCCGACCTCGACGACGGCCAGCCCGGCCGCCCGGAGCTCGTCGGCCAGCCACGGGAGACGCATCAGGCTGCTACACCCTGGTCGGCGGCGAACTGGGAGCACCCGCACCAGCCAGTGCCCTTGATGGCAGAGCACCTGCCGAGACGGCGACGCCCGGTCTCAAAGACAGACGTAGCCAGGTTGTCAGTGCCGTATTGGCCGCGATGGGCGAGCCGGTCATGGCCGCACTCGCACAGCGGGTAGGGCGGGCCGCCCCAGTGCCGGATCACGGTGTGTCCTCACGGTAGAGGCGCTGGTAGGAGTCGACGGGCGTGACCTTGCCGCGGGTCGCGGCGGTCACCCCGCCACCCACCACCAGATACGACCACACCACCTCGGCGTCCAATGCCAGCCCGTAGCGGGCAGCCACCGTCACCACCAGACCCAGCAGGTAGCGGACCAGCGCCGGCTCACGGCTGGCGAAATCGCGCAGGTCCGACAAGGCGCCGGCGAT